CGCCGCGGCGCGGTGTTTAAAAGGGGACCCAAATCATAAGCTATAAACGACCCAGATTGCCTTCGAAATATCTCTCTGTTTAAAAAATTCCGGAAGTAAATTTCCTATATAAAAACAAAATTGCAATTTTATTCCAAGAAATGAAAAAAAATTCCGGAGATGAAATTTTGCCCCTAGAAGTCGATCCAATTTCTGGTAACTATTATGTCGTAATACCAGAATGGATCGTGAATGAACTCTCTTGGTATGAGGACACACAAATCAAAATAAGTTTGGACGGACATGAAATAATTCTGACCGAACACCCCGATTGACTTATTATAGATAATAGTGTATGATATTGAAGTAAACACACAATCTTATGGCTAAAGGATTTACTGTAAAGGCAAAATCACCCATTCCACAAAAACAACAAGAAGAATGGGATTATAATCTGGCAAGAGAAATGGTTCGTGGAAAGGCAATTGTATTTTGTCTACCAGGAAGAGGTGTCTCTTACACCTATCTAAAAAACTTTGTCCAATTATGCTTTGATTTGGTACAAGCAGGTGCAAGTATTCAAATCTCACAAGACTATAGTTCAATGGTTAACTTTGCACGTTGTAAATGTCTTGGTGCGAATGTTCTCCGTGGTCCAGACCAACTTCCTTGGGATGGGAAACTTAAGTATGATTGGCAACTATGGATTGATAGTGATATCGTATTCAATACTGAAAAGTTTTTTCAGTTGGTTCTAATGGATAAAGATATTGCTTCAGGTTGGTATTGTACAGAAGATGGTCACACTACATCTGTCGCACACTGGATGGAAGAAGATGATTTTCGTAGTAATGGAGGAGTAATGAATCATGAAACTCTTGAAACAATGACAAAAAGGAAAAAACCATTTACTGTTGACTATGCAGGATTTGGATGGCTTCTAATTAAAAATGGAGTTTTTGAACATCCTGAAATGAAGTATCCTTGGTTTGCTCCTAAAATGCAAGTCTTCGAATCTGGAGAAGTTCAAGACATGTGCGGAGAAGATGTAAGTTTTTGTTTGGATGCAAAGGAAGCAGGCTTTGAAATTTGGTGTGATCCTCGTATTAGAGTCGGTCACGAAAAGACAAGAATCATTTGAGATGGCTAACGAATCTTACAATATCCTCTGTAGGGGAAGAAAAATTTATTCAAATCTTACAGAGGAAGAATATTTCAATATAATGGAAGACCTGTCTCTTGAATTTTATCAGACAGGTTCTCCACAACCTGAAGAACTTGAAACTGAAATTATTGGAGAATAACTTATGGCAACAAAAGCAAAAGGTGGTTTAAATAAGAACGGTTCTTATATTCCAGGACCTCCTAAAAAATCTCGTCAAGGAGATGGTGGAGGAACTAAATACGCAGCGTCTTCTCGTAATAATGCACGTAAAAAGTATAGAGGTCAAGGTAAAGGATAATGACTGGAAAATACGGAAGTAACAAACGTAAAAATACAGGAACATGTAGGACTAATGCTCAAAAGGCAGCTGCACGAAAACGTCGTAAACCAAAGTCTGGACGAAAATATAAATTTAAATAAAATGTATTTTTTAGATGGTGATGATGAATGGTTAAATATACATCCATCAGACCTCTGGATTTATAATAAACTTTTCATAAGTCGGGTTTTAGGATATGTTTGTGGTCCAGCAGGAACCACAGTTCCTAAATCCGACTTTTATATTGTGCGTCCATCTTTTAATATACTTGGAATGGGGCGTTTTGCTCGTAAAGAGTGGATTGAAAAATACACTGATTACTTTCATCCTGCTGAATTTTGGTGTGAAATATTTGAAGGAAAACATCTGAGCGTTGATTTTTATCACCAAAAAGCAGAATTAGTTGTACTTGGTACACGTGATAGTAAAGATCCATACTATAAGTGGAAAAAATGGGAAAAAATTGACCAAAATATTGAATTTCCAGAAATTCTAAAAGATTTAAAGGGTGAATATGAATGGATTAATTGCGAATTTATTGGAAATAAACTGATCGAAGTTCATTTTCGTAGAAATCCAGACTTTAGATATAATAATTCCATCGCAATACCAGTTTGGAATGATGAAAAAATTAAAAATATGACTTTTATCGAAGATAAAGACTATTTTCGTAAAGGTTTTTATGTGGAATAAATAAATTTTTATCACAATTGAGTTGAAACAGATTTCAATGGGCAAGCACCTGCTCCTAGAGGTGTATGATGTTCAATATAACTTGATTAACGATGTAGAATCACTACAAAATGTCATGATCAAGGGAATAAATCGTGCAAAAATGACCGTTTTGAATGTGTTTTCGCATTGTTTTATACCACAAGGTTGTACGGTCGTCATTGCACTAGCAGAAAGTCATGTTTCTTGTCATACTTGGCCTGAAAATGGGTGTTTGGCAGTAGATGTTTACACTTGTGGTGAAGGAAATCCAAAATTAATTGCTTTAGAAATACTCAAATATCTCAATTCTGACAATTATTCTTTACGAGAAGTCGATCGTTAAATAAAAACAAGGAGATAGCAACCTCCTTTATAAAAGTTCTGTTTTATTCATTAAAACAGGAGCTAAAAATGTCTAATTTACCAGTCGATAGAGATTCAAATTATATGAGAGAGATGTGGGGAACCGCAAAACTCGTGACTGATTATGATCGCACACCACCAAAAAGAGTGATTCAAGAGGTAATGCACGATACTGCACCAAAGCATAATCTTAAAAAACAAGTTGAACTTCACGAAAAAATTCGTAATGATGAAGATTATGATGATTGGGAATATGGAACAGAACCATCCTATGGTTCTTCTTGGAAATAAGGTATAAATAAGTTAAGAAAACTTTTGTCTATTAATGGCAATTACAAGAATATCTCGTTCATTTAAAGATATTAGTTTATCTTTCGAACCTCATCCTGTGACGAAGGATCTTCCTGTTCTTCGAAATGAAAATGCCATTCGTAGATCTGTAAGAAATTTGGTTGAGACAATTCCAACTGAAAGATTCTTTAATTCTCTTCTTGGATCTGAAGTTCGTTCGAGTCTATTTGAATTTGTTGATTTTGGTACAGCGTCAGTAATTAGAGATCAAATTTTAATTACTCTTGAAAATTTTGAACCAAGAATTGAAAATGTTCAAGTTGAAGTTGATCCTCAACCAGATTTGAATACCTTTAATGTTTTAGTGATATTTGATATCATCGGACAAGAGTTTCCAACACAAGAATATTCCTTTTTATTAGAGGCAACCAGGTAAAATGCCTTTTACTAAGTTTACTAATTTAGATTTTGATCAAATAAAGACTTCAATCAAAGATTATCTTCGTGCAAATTCAAATTTCACGGATTTTGACTTTGAGGGGTCTAATTTTTCCGTCTTAATCGATACTCTAGCGTACAATACTTATATCACAGCCTTTAACGCTAATATGGTTGTGAATGAATCCTTTTTGGATTCTGCAGTATTGAGAGAAAATGTTGTCTCATTAGCAAGAAATATTGGATATGTTCCTCGTTCTCGTTCAGCAGCAAAGGCAGGCATATATTTCACGGTTCCAACATCTACAACAAGTTCAACTTTAACTTTAAAAGCAGGATTAGTCTGTGTAGGAACGGTTGAAAACACATCATACACATTTTCAATACCTGAGAATGTCACAACAACAGTTGTAAATGGTGTTGCTACTTTTGGTTCTTCTACAGCACCAATAAATGTATATCAGGGAACATTTTTAACGAAACAATTTGTTGTTGATGGATCTTTGGATCAAAGATTTATTTTAGAAAACTCATTTATTGATACATCAACCATTGTTGTTTATGTTAAAGGTATTAATGATTCGGGACTAGGAAGAGAATATTCCAAGGTAGATAATATTTTACAAGTTCAATCATCATCAGAAATTTATCTGATTCAAGAAGTTCAGGATGAGAAATATGAACTTTTGTTTGGTGATGGATATTTTGGTAAAAAACTTGAAAATCAATCTGTTGTTACCGTCACTTATATTATTACAGATGGAAAAGATGGTAATGGTGCCTCATCATTTTCATTTGCCGGATCACTTGTTGATTCTGAAGATGCTGTTGTAATACCAACAAGTGCTCTAACAATTAATACTCAGTCGGGAGCACAAAATGGTGGAGATATAGAACCAATTTCCTCCGTAAAATATTTTGCCCCTCGCCTATATTCATCTCAATATAGAGCAGTTACTGCGAGAGACTATGAGGCAATTATTCAACAAATATATCCAAATACAGAATCAGTTTCTGTAGTGGGTGGAGAAGAGTTAACTCCGCCAAGATTTGGTAAAGTCTTGATTAGCATTAAACCTAAAAATGGCGACTTTATTTCTGACTTTGATAAAGAATTTATTTTATCAAAACTTAAACAATATTCATTAAGTGGTATCAATCAAGAAATCGTTGATCTTCAACTTCTTTATATTGAAATCAATAGTTCAATCTACTACAATACTTCTCAAGTTACAAGCGTAGATAATTTAAAAACATCGGTAATTAATTCTTTAACAGATTACGCATCATCAATTGATTTAAATAAATTTGGTGGAAGATTTAAGTATAGTAAACTTTTACAGGTTATTGATCAAGTTGATAACTCAATTACATCCAATATAACAAGAGTAATTATTCGCAGAAATTTACAAGCTCTTATAAATCAATTTGCTCAATATGAACTTTGTTTTGGTAATAGATTTCACATTAATCTAGAGGGTTTTAACATTAAGAGTACTGGTTTTACAATTGCAGGAATTTCAGATATAGTTTACTTGACAGATGTTCCAAACAAAAATTTAAATGGAGAATTAGATGGAAGTGGTACGGGAGTTATTTCTGTTGTAAGAAAGGATGTAACAGGAGATAATGTTGTGGTTGTTAAGTCTGCCGGAACAGTAAATTACTTAACTGGAGAAATTATTTTAAACACAATTAACATAACATCAACTTTAAACACAGATAACATTATAGAAATTCAAGCGTTTCCGGAGTCAAATGATATTGTGGGATTAACAGATCTCTATTTAAAATTTGATGTTTCAAAGAGTCGAATAAATATGGTTAAGGATGTAATATCTTCTGGCGAAGATATTTCTGGTGTAACTTTTACAAGAGACTATTATACTTCAAGTTATTCTAACGGAGATTTAGAGAGGAAATAGGAATGATTGAACCTGGATTTGATGCAAGAGTAAAAATAAATCAAATTATTGAAAATCAACTTCCTGAATTTTTACTATCAGAATCTCCAAAATCTGCAGAGTTTTTAAAGCAATATTACATTTCTCAAGAATATCAGAGTGGAACAGTTGATATTGTTGAAAATCTTGATCAATACTTAAAACTTGATAATTTTACTGCAGAAATTATTAAAGGAACGACAACTCTTGAAGATGATATTTCTTCATCATCTTCAAGTATCACAGTTGCATCTACAAAGGGATTTCCTGATCAATATGGTCTTTTAAAAATTGATAGTGAGATTATCACTTATACTGGAATTTCCGGAAACACCTTTACTGGATGTATTAGAGGATTTAGTGGAATTACAACCTATAGAAAGTTAGATAATCCACAAGAACTAGAGTTTTCGACATCAAATGCATCTAGTCATACAAAAAATTCACAAGTTATTAATTTAAGTGCTCTATTTTTACAAGAATTTTATAAAAAATTAAAATACACCCTAACGCCTGGTTTAGAAAATACTGCTTTTGTTTCAGATCTTAACGTAGGAAATTTTATTAAAGAAGCAAGAAGTTTTTATCAGGCAAAAGGAACTCCAGAATCATTTAGAATTTTATTTAATGTATTATATGGAGAAAATCCAACTGTTTTTGACTTGGAAAATCTTCTCATCAAACCATCTGATGCTAAATTTTCAAGAAGAAGAGTTGTTGTTGCAGAACTTCTCAATTCTCCAGCAGATCCATTAAAATTAATTGGACAAACACTCAAAAAATCAACAGACTCTAATAGTCAAGTTGCAGTATCGGAAGTTGAAATTTTAGCTCGTAAAGGAAAAACTTACTATAAAATTTCATTATTCATTGGATATGACGATAATGTTGCAATTCAAGGTCAATTCAACATTCAACCTCAAACTAAGGTTTTAGAAAATGTTTCGATTGGAGCATCAATTATTTCTGTTGATAGCACCATAGGTTTTGGGCAAACAGGAACTTTAATTTCGGGAACAAATTATATTAATTATACTAATAAAAGTGTAAACCAATTTTTTGGTTGTAATGGTATTACAAATACAATATCTGCAACTGATGATATTAGATCGGATGAAATTGTTTATGGATTTGAGAATGGTGATTTAAATAAAAAAGTAGAACTTAGATTAACCGGTGTTTTATCTGAGTTTGTACCAACATCGGACATTTATAATGTAAGTCAAAATGAAGTCATTTCTATTAAAAATATTGGTGAAATTGTAAGTAATCCAGAAACTAATAAAAGTTATAAAGAAATTTTTGCCAATTCTTGGATTTATAACACAAGTTCAAGATATCAAGTAGAAAATATTTTTGGATCTACTTTTACATTATTCAGTACACCAGATAAGTCAAGTTTAGATATTGGAGATAATGTTGATGTTATTGTAAGGGGAACCGAAAATATAGTTGTTTCCAATGCATTAATAACAAATATAAACCAGACCAATAAACAAATTACTTTAGTTAATCTTGGATCGTTTTCTCCTTCATCCTCTTTGAATTATGATATTCGAAGAAAAATTAAAAAAGCATCTAGTGATGGGGTTCCATTAGAATTCGGAGATAACAATTTAATCTCAAATATTCAAAATTTATATGTTGATGATGAGTATGCTTATATTTGCTCAAATTCTTTACCAAGTTATACAATTACAAAAAATCTAACAGAATCCTCAATTCCTGAGGCAACAGGAAGTCTTGAAGAAAGTGCAATTGGAAATGGATTTTTGCAAGGATATAGTACATCTACTTTAAAATTTTCTCAAATTTCTTTTTCAGATGATGTTCAATTTATAAGTGGTGATGAAATTGTTTATGAAGCATCTAATCCATCCATTCCAATTCCAGGTTTAACTTCTGGTGAGTCGTACTATGTTCAGGTTTTAAATCCAAAAAATAAAATTCGTTTATACGCATCTAGATCATTTGTTGGTGGAAGTGCTTTTTTGGAATTTGATTCACTGCCTTCTGGAAGTGGTTCTCATAGATTTATTCTGGCAGAAGAAAAATCTCAAGTCATTTCTCCTCAAAAAATACTTAGAAAATTTCCATTAGAGCAAAATTTAAAAACAACGATTGAAGAACAAACTGAACCTGGATCAGTAGGAATTTTAATAAACGGTGTCGAAATTACTAGTCCAAAATCAAATGATAAACTTTATTATGGACCATTAAGTAATATTGAAATTATTAATTCAGGAAAAGATTACGACGTATTAAATCCACCAGAAGTTGTAATTTCTTCTTCCGAATCTGGCGGGTCTGGAGCATTAGCTAACGTTGTTGTTAGAGGATCTGTTAAAAAAATTACGGTTGATCCTCAAGAATTTGACTTAGATACAGTTGTTTCAGCTTCTATAAGTGGGGGAAATGGGTTTGGTGCTATTCTTAAACCAATTGTTTCTAGAAGATATAGAGAATTGGAATTTGATGCTAGACAACCATTTGCTGGAGGTGGATTAGATTTATCTGATGAAACAATATCCTTTAAAACAACACATAATTTTGTTGATGGGGAACCAATTGTTTATAATGCTAATGGTAATCCTTGGTTGGGAATAGGTTCTTTTGGACCTCCCGATTTAATTAATAACGAAGTTCAAAATAAAACTTTAATTAATGGATCTACTTACTATGCAAAAGTTGTAAATTCTTCAACAATTAAGTTATATGAAAAGTTTGATGATTATCTTGCAGGAATTAACACGGTTGGTTTTACGACAGAAAATAATGGTGGAGTTCATAAATTTAGAACTGTAGAAAAAAATACTTTAAGATCAATAGAAGTTATTAATTTTACTAATACTTCAAAAATTGTTACTTCAAATTTAAAATCTGGAACCGTTATTATCCCTGTAGATTCTTTGTCTGGAATTAGCACGGGAGATTTAATTGTTGGAAACTCATCCTTTTCAATTTCAGGAATTGCAACAATAGTTTCATTTAACAGTAATAATAATCAGATAATTATTCAAGATCCAGTTGTAGGTGTAGTTACTGAATCGACAAAATTAATTATTAGTAAACCAAATATTAATGAATATGAAAATCGTAAATTATATGTAAAACCCGTAGGAATTTCTACATTTGATCACACTATTACATTCACAAATCATAATTTTAAAAATGGAGATCTTGTAAAATATGATTATACAAGTACTCCTATTTCTGGAATATCTACTGAAAATAACTACTATATTTTAAAATTAGATAATAATACTTTTAGACTTGCGGATGCTGGTATAGGAACAGATTCAAAAATTAATTTTGAAAGAAATAAATTTGTTAAGTTCAATTCAGTTGGTTCCGGTTATCATATTTTCAAATATCCTGATATCACTCTAACTGTAAATGTTTCGTATGGTGGAACTGTAATTCAACAAATAAACGCAGTTCCAACAATATCTGGTGAAATTGTAGATGTTTATCTCTATG